AGCGCCACACCAATTACCGGTTGCCCGGCCGCCACGACCACCGGCACCGCGTCCGCCGCGATCGGCCACGCCCGCAACCGGACACGCCGCAGGTCGCTGAATATTTCGGTCACTTCCCGGCGCACCAGAATGTGACCCGTGTAGACCTCTACCCAATCACGCGCGTCGCGAATATACCCCGCGATGGCGGTATCTTCGTCGGTGCCGTCGATGCGCAGGTGCGCCCGCGCTTCCTCGACCGTGATCGGTTCGACCATGATCAGTCCGCGATGCCCAGGTTGCGCTTCACTGCATCCTCGCCGGACAGGCCGGGATCGTTGAAGTCGATCCGGTTCTGATCGACCGTGGTGTTGGCGCGCGGGTTGGCGTCGACCGCCGGATGGGCCGCGTCGATGTCCGTCAGCTGGATCGGCGCGCCCGACAGTTCGAAACCGGTTGCCGGGGGAATGTTCTCCGGCCCGCTGTGATCGAGCGTCGCAGCCGTCTTGCCGCTGTCGGCAGCCGACGCCGTCGTCGCAGCACCGGCGGGGGCGGCGGTGCCGGAATCGTCACCGGCATGATCTTCCAGCGCTTGGTCGATCGCCGCCAGTGCGGTCGACCGGTTCTTGCCTGCCAGTTCCGCCGCTCGCAGCGCCGCCAGTTGCGTCAGCGAAAGTCCCGACAGCGCAACCTTGATGTCTTCGACGCTGGCATCGGCCAGGTTCGTCATATCGTCCATGTCATGTCTCCACGGGAGGAACCCGCCCGGCATACCGCCGGGCGGGCAGCGGGCGTCAGGCCGCGATCTGGTACGCCTTCATGGCGTCCGGGTTCTGCACGCCGCCACCGACGCGCTTCGTCGTGTAGAAGCTGACGTAGGGCTTGTTGGTGTAGGGGTCGCGCAGCACCCGCACGCCGATCCGGTCGATGATCAGGTACGTCCGCGCCATATCACCGAACAGCAGCGGCACGGCGTTGGCCGCGATCGTCGGCATGTCGGGCATGTCGACCAGCGAATAGCCGGCCAGCGTCGACGGCTGACCCGCGACATAGGTCGGCTGCCACAGATAGTTGCCCTGACCATCCTTCAGCTTGCGGATCGCGGCCAGCGATGCGCGGTTGCTGTAGAACTTGGCGTTCGGCGAATAGGCCGCCGGCAGCGCATAGATCATGTCGATCAGCGGATCGGGCTTGATCAGGTTCGCATCACCCGACTTGGTGATCTTGATGTCGCCCCACGGATGCCGAGCGGCATTGGCCGCACCCGTCAGATAGGTCAGCAGACCGTAGGGCTTGTTGACGCCATCGCCCGACAGGAACGCGATGCTTTCCTGCCGCTCGAACTCCGTCTCGACTTCACCGGCAAGCCACGCCTCGATGTCGATTTCGCTGTCGTCGAGGATCGTCTGCGACGCCGCCGGGTTCGCGTAAAGTTCGCCCAGGCCGAACGTCAGCGCGTTGAACTGCGGCGTCGAGGTCGCCGGCCGCGACGCGGTCTCACCGACCCAGCCCGATCCGACGGAGCGGTCGGTGAACAGCTTCACGAACCCGGCCTTGCTGGTCGACTGCACCTGCGCGTTCTGGCGCATCGGCGAAATCAGCTTCAGCCGCCCGCTGATCGTTCGATCCCACTCGACCGGCGTCGTGAAACCGCCATCGGCGTTGCTGCCCTCGGTCAGCGCGGCACGCGGACCCGACGAATGCAGCGCCTTCAGCGCCCCTTCGTTCTCGCCATCGCGCATATAGGCGAGAAACTTGTTGGTATAGTCGGGATCCCCCGGTGCCGGCCGTCCGCCGCCGCTGCCGTTCAGGTCATACGCCGCCTGCTTGGCGGCGATGTCGTTCAGCGACTTTTCGAGGTCGGTAACCGCCGCGCTGATCTTCTCGAACTGGGCGGCGTCGAGCGGATCGACTTTCGCCTCCAGCTTGTCGAGCCGACTGTCGTTCAGTTCGCGCATTTCCTTCACAGCGGCCTGAATCTGGCCGAGCATGACCTTCGGATCGCTCGCGTCCATGCGGACGCCGCCGGTCATGATCGCGCGCGGCAGCGCCGGGGCGGCGCGCACCACCGGCACGGTATCGACATCATAGTCGGCGAAGTCGATCGTCGGGGCGGTCAGCGTGACGGCCGGCTTCTTCGCGAACGCCTGAAACGGCAGGGCGCACAGGTTCGCCACCGCCAGCAAGGCGGTGCGGGTGGAAAACTTCATGGGTCTTTCTCCTAGCGGAACGTGTCGAGCAGAGCGGCGAGGCCGCCGAGCAGGTCAGGGTCGCCGCCAGCGCCAGGCGTGTCGGCAGGCTCTTGGGCAGCGTCCGGCGTGCCCTTGAGGGATTTGATGCGGGCGCGCGCCTGCGCGCGGGTCATCCCGCTCGCCAGCAGCGTCATCTCCATCGCCCGCACCTCGTTGGCGGTCGCGTCGGCGGCCTTCGCCTTGTCATCGACGCGCATCTGATCGGCCGGCAGCAGCGTATCGGCAAAGCCGCGCTCGATCGCCAGCGACCCCGACAGCCACGTCTCGCCGTCCATCCACTTCGCGCAATCGGCGGCACTCTGGCCGCTGCGCTGTGCATAGACATCGGCCATCGCCTGGTCGAACGGCGTCAGGAACGCCGCGACCTCCGCCATGTCGTGCCGATTGCCCGCGGCGAAGACCCAGCAATTATGGATCATCAGGAAGCTGGCCGCGCCGATCTCGACGGTATCGCCGGCCATGGCGATCACCGACGCGGCCGATGCGGCGAGGCCCATGACCTTGACGGTGATCGGCTGCGAATGCTCGCGCAGCACATTGTAGATGGCGAGGCCCTCGAACATGTCGCCGCCGCCGGAATTGATCTGGACTTCGACCGGACGATCGCCGATCGCGCGCAGCTGGGCAGCGACCTTCTTTGCCGTCACACCGCCGCCGGTCCACCAATCCTCGCCGATCACGTCGAACATGGTGATGACATTGTCACCCTGTTCCAGCGCCGCCGGACGGATGCCCGCCGAGTCCTCACTCCACCGATCGAACACCGGGGTCGGCACGAACGCCGATACACGCCGGTCCGCCGGGATCGGCAGCGCACTGGGCCGCGCCCGCGCCTGCACATGGCAGACGTTCGCGCGCGGACCGGTCGGCCGCACCGCACCCGGCTTCCCGCCTGGCATCGGCGTGCCGTTAATCGTCTTGACCGCTTCCGTGCGGGCCGGTGCGGGGCGCTGGTCACTCATTGCCCGGTTCCTTTTGCTTGGTCGGTGTCGTCACGCGCGCAGGCAGGCGGTCACCGCCATCCATCGGATTGCGGTCGAACGACCCGCGCACTTCATTCTGGGTAAGCCAGCCTTCGCCGCCGCCGCTGCCCAGCGCGCGGGCGAAGAACTCGGCCTGGTCCTTCAGGCTACCGCGCAGCAGCGCGCCCTCGTTGACCTTGACGTAGAGTTCGTCAGCGTCCTGTTCGGCATCGGTCAGGCACGACCGCTCGATTGCCTGTTCCCACGCGACGAACCACGGCAGCAGGCAATAGGTGACGAAGAACAGGCCCAATGCCTCGATCCCGCTGCCCCAGCTGGTCTCATCAAACATCAGCAGCGGGCGCGGGACACCAGTGAAGCGCGAAATCTCTTCCGCCTGCCGGCGCCGCAGTTCGTCATACTGGGCGTCCTTCGCACTCGCGATGAACGGCTTGGCCTTCAGCCCTTCCTCCAGCACGAACCATTTGCCGGCATTCTCGACGCCGGCATGGTTCTCGCCGATCGATTCCTGAAGGTTTTCGATCGCTTCCTTGCCGAGCGTCTTGTCGGTTTCCAACGCGCCGCCCGCCATCACGCCGCCCGACAGCAGCTTGCCGGCGGCAACCTCGGCCTGACTGGCGATGCCGATGGCGTTGACCGCCATGTCCAGCAGCGACGCGCCTTTCAGACCGTCCGTGGAAACGGGATGCCGAAAATGGAAAACCTCTTCCGCCGACAGAATTTTCAGCCCGCCCGATGGCCGCCGATATTCGAACGTCAGCTTCCAATCGTCCGACAGCTTCGGCGTCACCGATCCGCGCTTGAGCGGCACCAGCTGCACGACCTTGCCGCGCAGGCCCCGAATGATCAGCGCATAGGCGTTGCCGTCCAGCAGTGCCAAGCCCTGCATGTACGACTTGAACTCCAGCGCGGTCTGAAAGCTGTTCGGCCGCTTATGCAACAGACGATAGAGCGGGTGATCCTTGGCCTTTTCGATCCGTTCAACGCCGGCATCGTCAACCGTCCGGCGCATCAGATGTATCGGCAGCATCCCGATCGAGGCTGAAATCAACTGTACCGCGCGGAAGAACGTGCTGTTGCGCAGCGCGCCTTTCTCACTGACCGTCCCGCCGCCGATTGCCTGACGGCCACCGCGCAGGAACTCGCCCAGTACCGGGCTGTCGAAGGTCATGGATTCGAACGCTTGCACCGGTCCGGCCGGTATCGCGATCTGGGTCGCAGCAGACCGGCGATAGCCGGCGTTGCGCCGATAATCATCGGGCGACATTGGTGGCTTCGCCCTCCATCAGACGCGGACGATGCCGCGGGTTGCATAGACACTGGGCGGCGTGCTGACCGGATTCCGGCTCATCAGCATCGCCGCATTGAACATCGCCGCCAGCGGATCAATCTTCGCCGACGGTTCGCGCTTGACGATCGCCACGGCGGTTGCGCCGCGCGGCTCCATCTTCGCGTTCCCCACGCACCAGCGCATCAGCGCCGTGCCCGCGTGCCGCATTGTCCGCGCCGCGAGCTTGCGGGCGGTCGCCTTCACGACACTCGAAAGTTTGAACCCCTGTCCGATCGCGACCATCTGGTCATCGTCGAACCCCGACGACGCCAGTTCGTCGACCAGCGTCGTAACGCCGACCGGGTCCAGTCCGATCGCCCCTTCCGCCGGAAACAACCCGGCGTCGCGGACCTGAACAAGAATGTCCGCGACGCCGCGCAGATCCTCGGTCAGTTCCGCGTCGTCGGTGACATCGTCGGTCTCGACATCGATCGTCGCGAACTCCGGCAACTCGCACCGGGTCAGCGACCCCTCCTTGACCAGTTCGTCCAGCTTGGTGGCAATGTCCTGCCGCCGCTTCCAGACGATCGACCATGCCCAGGCATGGCACCACACCAGCCAGCGCTTCGACCCCTTCTCCCGCCCGATCAGGCACAGGCCCAACAAATCGTCCAGCCCCCCGCCATCGACCCCGGCAACGACCACCTCGCACCGGGCGAGGAACGCCGCGACACTCGCCAGCGCCGTATCCGCCGCCCCGTCCCAGAACACCGCCCCGGTCCACTGGTCGCGCGCCAGGCGCATCCCGATCTCGACGTTCAGATGCTTGGCAAGGAACACCTGTTTGGTGCCGTCCTCGCCCTGCAGCGCCTCGGCCAGCTTCTCCGCCAACCACTGCGCGTCCACCGACCGACCGATGTTGGGGTTGGTGACGTAGAAATTCGCCGGGTTCAGATAGGATTCGGTTTCGATCATCGCCGCCGGCCATTCGTACAGCACGCCCAGCTTGCGCGGATCGACGATCGTCCCGTCGCGAACGCCCCGGAACATATCCAGCTTTGCTTTGAACACGCCGCGCGGCGGTTCGTCGCTGTGCGTCGTCAGGAACACCACGAAACCTTCCGGGCGGCTGACCAGTCCGCCGGTCGCCTCCATCAGCATCGCGTCGGCCTTCGGGTTCTTCCCGAAAATCCATAGTTCCTCGACCAGCACGAATGCGGCTTTCTTGCCCGACACGATGTCCGTGTCCGCCGCCACCACCTTCAGTTCGGCCAGTGTCACCCGGTGCCGGATCATGCGCTGGTGTTCGACGACGTGCAGCAGCTCGCGCAGCTTCGGGTCGTGTCGCACCATCCCCATGGCCGGGGTGAAGACGTTGCTTGCGACCTCCTTCGTAGGCGCTAGCACCAGTAATTCGGCGCTGTGCCGCCAGTTGCGTACCAACGCCGTCACCATGATCCCGGCGGCGATCGTCGATTTCGCATTCTTCTTGCTGATCAACAGCAGGAATTCCGTGATGAGCCGGCGGCCCTCTTCAGCGTCGTAGGCACCGAAGATCGCAGCGACGAAGTCGAACACGAACGGCTCGCACGCCTCGCCGAACGTCGGCATCCCCGGCACATCGACGATACGCAACGACTTGAACACGGCTAGCGCCGCGTCGGCCTCCGACTGGAACAGCGGCGCGATCGGCACCAGCGAGCGCCGCTCGACGATCCGCGTTTCCCAGTCGGGACACGCAGTTGACCAGACCGGCGATTTCACCGTGTCAGTTCATCAGCCGAGACGGCGGGGCCGGCGGAGCAAAGATGCCCTCGATCTGGGCCGCCGCCTCGATCGCCTGTTCCTTCTTGCCCTTGCGGACCGGCGGCTGCGAACGCTGGGGCGCAGGTTCCTGCGACGCGACGGACTGCGACAGCGCGCGAAGCCGGGCCTTTTCGAGCCGCTTGAGCAATTCCTTTTCCGCCGCGACGTTGCCGCCTTCGGCGGACGTGTTGAGCCGAGCCAGCTGCGTCATCTCCATACGCAGTTCGGCAGCGTCCCGTTTTGCAACCTCGGAAAAATAATGCTTCCGCAGGGTCGGGACCGAAACCCCGATCGCCGTTGCCGCCTCCTTCACGCTACGGCGCATGGCGAACGCGATGAGTACCTTGTTCGAGTTTTCGCGGGTCCATTGGTGTTCTGGCCGCCCACGACCTTCCTCGCGCGCCACGACGGGATCGCCGAACAGGTCGACCTCTGAAATTCCCGTGTCCGACAAAAAAATTCTCCGCGTGGCACCGGATGCGGTCTAGGCCACCGGCACCCCCTGGACTTTTCACCCCCCCCCCGGTCCCTGCCGGGCAGCGGTCGCCGCGCCGCTCCTGCCGCTGCTTGCGGCTGGCG